ACCATTGACGGATCAACCTGATTGCCTGCTAGCTTTTCGTTCTCTGTCTCTAAACTCTTAACCTTCTCCATCGCCACATCGTAAGTTTTAGCCTTATGCAGCACACCAGAAACGTTGTTGGTCATATCAGCGGCTTCTAAGCCCAAGTAAACCAACCACAACGAGCCACAAGCCGCACTGGCCAGCATTGCCCCGACTGGGCGGGGTTTCTTTGCAATTTTCTCTGTACTGCTCATTTTGCCCCCTTTGGTTGTTTGCAATCAACCATTATGAATATGTCGTCTGCGGTATTTGAATGGATCGTCGTTTGCGTACAAACAAGCTGTATGGTTTCAGCCTTAGCTTGTCCGAATAGCACAACGACAATCAGGAAAATTGCTGCCAGTTTGTACATGTTACAAGTCCTTTCCAGTGTTTGAGGCATACATAGAACGAAGCAACCAGCGTAATGCGCACAAGGCTTGTGTGCCCTTCTCGCCATGCTTCTCTAGCTCAGAATCTAAGATTGATAGATTGATCTGTGCAACGGCTAACGGAATACGCTCATTGTGCATTCGGCTGATTGAGTCGATCAGGGTTTTAATCTGATCGTCTTTAAAAACTTGTGACAAGCGTTTGCGGATAACTGTTTCGGTACTCATATTCTATTTCCCTTTCACAGGTTGATAAGCTGATACATACGGGTGACTTGTTAGCACTCCAACGGCCGCACCACCAAGAAAAGCATTCGTGTTTGCTGTAACTTTGCTACAATCAATCGGTGTAGTCACTAGCGCATAAACCAAAACCGAAAAAAGTGACAAAATCCAAAAGCAAAAAATAAACAACACAAATTCGCTTAAATTGTATTTTATCCAGTCAAGCATAGTTAGTGCCCCCACCAAGTTTTGTGTTTACAACATGAATATTTTTGCTTGATAAACTCCAGATAGTCTCGGTATTCTTCGAGCTGCTCCCTACAAGAGTCAAGGTGGAATCTGATAACATCCGACTCCACACGATCACGAATGTGTTTTGAATCTTTAATCATGCTGTTTAGTTTTTTTAATTTTTCTTCATAGGTCATACCATACCTCCAGCGATTGCGAAAAAAGCTACGATACCAGCAACAACAAACATCGCATCAAAGATCAAGCTTGTTTTTTGTAACATGTTTTGTACTCCCTTTACTTTATTATGATAGCAACAACTAGTTAAAATCTAGTTACGATCATGGTTTCTTTTGACTATTACAAAAGTCAAAAATCTCTTTTACTTTTTCTTCCGCTTTATATCCTAAAGTTTTATTCATTTCCTTCACGCATTCGATTATAGGGTTTTTTGGTTCCGTTGGTTTATTTTCCATGGCTCCGTAAAAAAGGCACAAGAGCACAATGCTGTTAATCAACGTGGACACAACCAAGATCCACGAAAGCACGCATCCGGTTGCTTCACTCATTATCTTTACCCTCATTGATTGCTGCAAACATGGCCATAATCTGCGCTTGTATCTCCTGAGGCGTAGCTTTTAGCTCCTGCGCCTCAATGGTCTTAACGGCCTTCCATTTAGCTTTAATCCGCGTCTCTAGGTCATTTGGTTGATTGCTCATTGTCTTACCCTCTCAATAATAGGTTGTGTCATTTTCGTAGTACTCGCCCGTTTCAGGCAATCCGCCTATTTGGTTGTCGATCGTGTCGATCAACCCGGCGATCGTGTCAAGCACATTACACAAGAATGACATTTCGGAATCAGGGTCATTCATCTGCATCACCTTGGCCAATTCTGGCAATGTCTCCACATACTCATTGTAATAGTCGTTTGCCTTTAGGTTTACCGATGCTAGTGCATCCTGTATCGCTGTAAGCTTGGTTGCGTCCACGTTAGTGCCCTCCGATTGTGTCAATGATTGTTCAGGTTGATTGTGCGGTTGAGTGATTGCCAGCGGTGCATTGTGCGGTGTATCCGCTGGCAAAGGTGGATTAAACACGAAATAGCCGCTATCGTGGTGCAAAGCTATACGATCCTGCCCGATTGTATCTAGCAGGCTCTGGTGATGCCTTATCGGCGTGCTACGGGGTAACAGTCTCTCAACTGTATGCCCGTGGTATTCGGATAATGATTTTATCATTGCGCATTCTCCAATGATTTTCTAATTCGTTTTTGCATCCTGTTTGTGAAACGTGATACTAACCAAGAGCACCGTTCAGAATCGTAATTTTCTATAAAATGCAAATATAATTTTTTAGCGGCATTGTATTTATCATCCACTAAATAAAATATTTCAAAATAATAAAAATCTTTTTTTTCTCTGTTATTTTCTTCAACAGCTTTATTAAAATTAATATAACCTTTTTCTAATTTTGTAATTGCATCTTTTAAGTTTTGTATTAGTTCTTGCGACATTGTAGCCCCCATGTTTGTGTATATTTTTACGATAGCAGCGAAAAGTTAAAGAACGATTAACGGGCTTTGCGAACGGTGAATCCCTTGCGCTTGAGCGTCAGCAGCACGCTCTCTAAGGTATCCGATTCTTGCATCAGGCTGATAACCTCCCAAAGCGCACGCTCGCCGTTAGCATTGAGCGCTTTGAATGTAAGGCGTCCGTTTTGTGTGCTGTAAGTTAGATCAAACTGGCGCATGTTATTCACCTGCCCATTCATAACCGAATTCTCTAATCATTTTCTTTAAAGCGGTATCAATATGGTTGTTGTTGATACCCGTATCAGGTGCGCCATTGAGGCCGCCATAAATACGATCTAACCATGGATTAACCTTGTCGGCAGGGATTACCCATAAGCATGCATCCCAACGCGTGCGCATAGGCGAAAAACCTTTTTCTTGGCATTCTGCTATGAATTGCGCAAAAGACTTGCGCCCAAAATATGTATGCTGTTCTTGCCATGCCTCAACGCAAAGATTTTTTAATTCTTGATAATCCGCATTGCTGATTTTCATTTTGTGCCCCTGATTGTTTTGGGCAGCTTGATTGCTGCCCTATTTGTAGGATAGTGGGTAAAGGTTAATTTTCCGTATACGCTGCAAAATACGCGGCTACGATTTTTTCCTGAATACCTATTTCGCCCTCAAACTCGCAACGTAATGCATTTTCGCATTCCGATGCAAACTCAAGAGCATCGCCGCCGGTAATGTCTGCACGTTTATCATCAAAAAAAATCGAAACGCTGTATTCGTTGTGAAAATCAACGGTATATTCACCGAATTTTGTTTTAGCCATTTTGTGCCCCCTGATTGTTTAGGGCAGCTTGATTACTGCCCTATTTGTAGAATACGCGGTAAAAGTTAATTTTCCGTATACGCTGCGCCAGTATTTAGATTGACGCAAACGCGGCTGTCTTTTTCGCTTATTTCGCCGACCCAAGGCTTACGCAACGGCGATAACAAAAGCGTGTGACTCACGTTGTTTTTGACTGGCGAACGGTAAACGGCATTGTTGTTAAATCCCGTGCTGCGAAAAGATAGGGTTTCGCTATCATCGCCTAAAAGATCAAGAATCCGCACGATCCGCTTGCGTTCTGTGGAATACGCATACGTTAATTCGTTGTCCTCCGGGAATATGTCCGATTTCATGATTAAGCGCCAATAATCGGGATAAGTGCAATCATACGCCTTATAATTCGCTTCATGAATGACGACGTGCTGGCGTTTTGCGGCATGCCACGCTTTTGTTTGCTCGGTAATTGGAATGCACGCATTAGCGCCGAAAAGCTCTAATTCTTGCGTTTCGTCATTAAAGCATATCGAGTAGCCGCCTTTTGCCTTCATGGCCTTTAAAGCGGCCTTTATGAAGCCATCAGGGGCAACGAACGTAACGCCATCAGGATTGTGCAAGGTTGTGTTTGTAAAACAAATATGTGCGAGTAAATGGCCATCGGTAGCAGTTACCAAAACTTGATTGTCTGCGCAGCTATCCGAAATCTGAAAACATACACCTTTCAGATAAAATCGCGACTCGCTTTTACTCATTGCCAGCGATACGGCGGTTAATTGCTTTTTGTTAATTTCAACGTAGTGAAGTGTCATTTTGTGCCCCCTGATTGTTGCGGGAAGGCTTGATCGCCTCCCCATGATTTTAGAATACGCGGTAAAGGTTAATTTAGTGTTTACGCTGCGTCGGCGTTATCGACGGTTAGATCAATCTTGAAGTAAAATTGCTCTGGTAATCCGTCAATCTGTGACACGTTAAAAACACGATAGCTTTTATGGTGTTTGTCGGTGTAAACGTTGCCTTGTTTATCGGTTTTTTCGGCAATGCCGTAGTATCCGATTAAGTGGCCTTTTTCGCCTTTACGCACTTGGCCGCCTAATTCTTGCGCTTGTTTGTATGTCATGAATACGGGCGTCGTTTCATGCATCCGCCCGCGAAACATGCCGATTAGAGCGAATACCAAATTTTCTTGATTCTTGCCTTGGTAGGCTTTGAAGTCTTTGTTAACGGCGATTGTCATTTTTCATTTCTCCCTTTGTTGATGTTAGGCTGATTATAGCAATCAGCCTTTAATTTTCCGTTACCGCTTATTGAGTTTGATTGTGATAATGTTTTTTCCTAATTTCGATTTGCCTTCGACGTATTTCCATGCGTGCGCTTCTTCGACCGTCATTCCGAAGTGCGCTTTAAACCAGTCTTTTTTTTGCGCGACTGGTTTTTTCACGAAAAGGTTTTTGATAAAGTTGATCATGTCGTTAGCTCCCTTTGTGTGTGTCTCTATGATTGTAGAATAGCAGCCAATTCCTAACGAAGGGTAAACGGGTAATTCAAATTTTCTCGAATTGATCGTAGCCCAGCAAAAATCCTTCCGTGATAATCCACCGATTAACGGCGTTTTTAGCCTCGAACGCATCACGAAACATGCCGATAGCTCTACGTTCTCCCGTAGTGCTAGAATAGGCGAATGCAGGAACTCTCAGGCCGTATTTGTAGCGACCACGAACGACTTGCTCTGCATCGTCTCGTGTAGGATAAACGCCTAATTGCGTTGCTCTAATGCCAATATGGCGAATGACTTTGAATAAATGCTTGTCCGCCTTGATCGTCAATGTTTCGCCCGTTTTTTCGTATTCTTCGATAGCTGCATCACGCGCTTTTTGCGTTTCGTGATAACCTAGGCTTGTTGATCGACCGTTCACCATTACGCGCGCTTGATACTGCCTGCGCCGACTTAAAGGCTTGTCGCTTAGGTTATCCAAATACTCCGCTTCCCAACGACGTTTTTTATGGATTTTCTCAGGCATTGTGTCGAATGCGCATGCCCAGATTGCACGGCGTAAAGGTATCAATTCGCCCGATGCAAGGGCGACTTTTAATTGCGTTCCCCTTTTAATCGTTCGTGCCATTGTGCCGTCAAGATTCGCTAGGAATCCATCGGGCGACAATTTGTAAACTTCTCGCACCTTAGCAATGTCGACGGGTTTAGCCTCAAACATCCGATTGCCTTTCGTTAAAGGTTTTTTTCGACGGGTTGATTCGCCGTAAGAGAACCGTAAAGGCTGAACTAGGAATTGTCAAGCTGAAAAAAAGGGATTCTTATAGATATTTTTTTTTCCTCTCTTTTTATGTATGTAAGAAAAATCTTATTAATGAGGTAAATAGCTTGAGAAAAGGTTTAAATTAAAATTTTGATTAATTAATGGATGGTTGAAAAAAGAAACAGAATTAAAATCGTAATGCACAATTTGCTTGTCGAAATCTAACACCGCGGAAAAACATTTTTTTATAGGGTTTTTCAAAAAACATAAAAAAGCCATAATTTGCCTTAATTTTGCCTTAATTGCATACAATTTTACCTCCCAGCTATAAACACGCATTCGTCAACAATTCGTAAGAATATGCATCAAAGCTTGACAATTCTAAATTTAGGTTTTTTTCACAGTGTCTCATGGAATTAACGAAAAGTCAAAATTATCTTTATGGTTAACAAAACGTTAATGCGGGATAGCCAGTCGAAAAACACTCGAACGAATCACCCCGAACGTCCGATAATCATTATTATGTTAAATTGACATTCCGAACGAATCAAAATCTATGCGCCGTCACCTAACATTGTAACACAAAATAGTTAAAATTTCGTTAACAGACCACCGCTTATTTTGGGAGGTAAAATAATTCCAGAATACCCGATGTCCACACGTCGTCACTTAACATCGTAACACAAAATAGTTAAAATTTCGTTAACACAATATTAGATAAAATTGTATGCAATTCTAGGTTGTAATGATTGATATAATTTTATTAAAATTTTAATTGATAAAGTTTGATTAAAATTTTAAAATTTAAAACACCCCGGGTAGGGCCGGTCAGGCCCGCTGCGGCTACGGTAGTCATCATAGAAAATTTTTTTTAAAATTTTTTTTCAACCATACCCTTTTCAACCAATTCAGTTGTACGATAAAATCGTACAACTGAAAACCATGCCCTTTTCAACCAATTCAACCGTACGAAAAAATCGTACAGTTGATTCTCCCCGTCGAAATGTTACATTGTAATCATGGCAGCAGATAACGCACCACTCGCTCACTTTAATTATGAAATCGCGTTTGAGACTATTCTCGAACGGATGATGGAGAAAGTTTCATTCATCAATGCTGTTCGCGAAGACCATCGAAACATTAATCCCGGTTCGATGATGCACTGGATCCTTGCCAACCCTGAACGAAAAGCTAGATACTACCAAGCACTCGAAACCCGAGCGGAGCTTCTTTCGGAAGAAATCATTTCCATCGCTGATGGTGTTGATACGATGGAGGACATTGATCGCTCTAAGTTTCGTTGTGCCGAGTACCGCAAACAAATGGCAAACTGGAACCGCAAACGCTTTGGCGATGTCAAACAGATCGACGTGACCCAGTCTATCTCGATTAGTGCAGCCATCGAAGAAGCAGACCGTCGTGTCTCCTCTCTTTACCTCGACAACGTAACGGATGTAACCTGATGGCCAGTGCCGAAGAAGAACAACGCCTCATGGCGGCGCTTATGTCGGCAAAGGTACGAGACGACCTCGAAGCATTCGTTATGTTTGTTTTCCCTTGGGGGAAGAAGGGCACACCACTTGAGTTCTTTACAGGGCCTAAACAGTGGCAGCGGGACATCCTGCGTCGTGTAACCGAAGCTGTTCGTCTCAACAAGGCGGCCCTCCATCGAGACCTCTACGACGTCATGAAGCACGCCGTGTGCTCTGGTCGTGGTATTGGTAAGTCTTCACTCGTCGCATGGTTGATCCTGTGGATGATGACCACTCGCATTGGCTCGTCTACCATCGTATCCGCTAACAGCGAAGCCCAGTTGAAGTCGTACACATGGGGTGAGTTGGTCAAATGGACGACGCTGGCCATACACTCGCACTGGTTTGATGTATCATCGTTGAAGATCGCACCTGCTCAATGGCTGGCCACCATTGTTGAGCGTGACCTAGGGATTGGTACGCGGCAGTGGTATGCCGAGGGGAAGCTCTGGTCGGAAGAGAACCCTAACTCGTACGCAGGTGCTCACAACATGATCGGCACCATGTTGCTGTTCGATGAAGCCAGCGGTATTCCCTCGGTCATTTGGGAAACAGCTCGTGGGTTCTTAACGGACCCTACGCCTGATCGCTATCAGTTCGCGTTCTCCAACGGTCGTAACTCGGAGGGATACTTCTACGACATCTTCAAGGGCAAGAAGCAGGGATGGACCTACCAGCACATCGACGCACGGCTCGTAGAGCACACTGACAAGAAGGTCTACGAGGAGATCATAGCCGACAACGGCGAAGACAGCGATGAGGCACGGATCGAGGTTTACGGCCAGTTTCCACGCATCGACGATGTTCACTTTATCCCCGAGGAACTCATTGACGCAGCGATTGCTAGACCCAAGCACAATGATCCCGATGCAGTCGTCGTGATCGGTGTTGACCCTGCTGCTGGCGGTCGTGACCATGCTGCCATTGCTGTTCGCAAAGGGCGGGACGTGATCGACTTAAAACGGTTCAAGACGGATGACCTGATGGAGGTCGTTGGCGAAGTGATTACGATGATTAGGAAGCATAATCCTAACCTGACGGTGATTGACGAAGGGGGTTGCGGCAAAGGCGTGATTGATCGGGTCAAGGAGCAGGGCTACAAAGCTAGAGGAGTCAACTTCGGCTGGTCGTCATCTAACAAGGCTGTATGGGCTAACAAACGGGTCGAGATGTGGGACAACATGAAGGACTGGTTGAAGGACGCACACCTGCCAAAGAACAAGCAGTTGAAGGATGAGCTGTTGTCCGCTCGTGAAGACAAGAAGGGATCGCTGGGGCAGATGAAGCTGATGATGAAGGAGGACACTCGGACAAGAACAGTCCCCTCGCCTGACATGGCCGATGCATTGGCAACCACGTTTGCATACGATGTGTTCGTTCCAATGGAGAATAAAAATAGTCGTAGGATTTTTCAAGAAAGTGACTATTATGGCGAAATAGCTTCTCAATCATGGATGGCGTTCTAATGGGTAAAATGCCGATGACTCCTCCCGGTAAACCAACCAAAGCCAAGGTTGCCAAAGTGATGACCAAGGCTCCAGTGAACATGCTTGCTGGTGGCCCTGCACCCGGTTCGTCAACCATTCCGGGTAAACGCGGTAAAAAAGCTAAACCGTCGTCAACGCCTAAGATGGCGACCATGAAGATGAAGAAGCCTAAAGTAGGATCGAAGTTGACCTTGTTTAATCAAGACAAGGATATGGACGGTCAATGATCGAGTTACCCGATGCGGTAAAGCCAAAAGACTCCGATAGCGACATGAACGACGAAGACAATCGTCTCGTCCTCATGCGCAAACGGTTCACGGCTGCTGTGTCGGCTCACTCGCATAACCGCAACGTACAGCTGACTGACCTCAAGTTTATGGCTGGTTCGCCAGACAATAACTATCAATGGCCAGAGTACGCTGTTCGTACGCGCGGGGCTAATGGAACGACGTTCAATCGGCCGATGTTGACCATCAACAAGTTACCGCAACACGTCAAGCAGGTGACGAACGATCAACGGCAAAACAGACCGTCGGTAAAGGTCGTCCCTGTTGACGATAAAGGCGACGTAGAGCTTGCCAAGGTGTTCAACGGTATCATCCGTTACATCGAGCACCGTTCGTCTGCTGACGTCGCTTACGACTCGGCATGCGAGAACCAGTTGGTGATTGGTGAAGGGTATATTCGTATTCGCACCGAGTATGCCGACGAAGCGTCGTTTGACCAAGAGATCAAGATTGATCGTGTTCGCAACTCATTCTCTGTCTACATGGATCCGAACATTGACGACCCGACTGGCTTAGATGCTCGTTGGTGCTTCATCAGTTCGTCCATCCCTCGCGATGAGTTCAAGAAGCGTTATCCTGACCAAGAAGATTATTTCTATTTTAGTCAATCGGGGATCAATGACCCTGATCGCATGTACTGGGGAGATCAGGAGCAGGTCCGCATTGCCGAGTATTTCTATATCGAGGAGAAGCCCGACACGTTGTGCGACTATGGCAACGGGCAGGTGTTTCTAAAAAGCTCGGATGAAGCTAAGCAGGCCGCACAACAGTTCGGTAAACCCGTTCGTGAGCGGAGAACCATCAATCGTAAGATCAAGTGGTGTTTAACCAACGGCTACAAGATCCTTGAAGAGACCGAATGGGCAGGGAAGTATATCCCCGTCGTACGGGTCGTTGGTAACGAGTTTGAGATCGACGGTAAGGTGCATGTGTCTGGGTTGGTGCGCAACTCAAAAGACGCACAGCGCATGTATAACTATTGGGCGTCTCAGGAAGCGGAGATGTTGGCGCTGGCACCGAAAGCACCGTTTATCGGGTATTCGGGTCAGTTTGATGCATTTCGTCATAAATGGGAAACAGCGAACACGAACAACTGGCCGTATTTGGAGGTCTCTGCTGACGCAAAAGACGGCACTGGGGCCACATTGCCGTTACCGCAGCGATCAGCACCACCGCAGGCGCAGATAGGCTTGATTGAGGCTAAAAAGGGCGCTGCTGAGGACATGAAGAACACCACGGGGCAGTATAATGCCTCGTTGGGGATGACCAGCAACGAACGGTCGGGTAAAGCGATCCTTGCTCGTCAAAAAGAAGGGGACACGGGCACGTTTCACTATGTCGATAACTTTGCTCGTGCCATTCGTGCGGTTGGTAAACAGTTGGTTGATCTCATTCCGAAGATTTACGACACCAATCGGGTGATGCGGATCATCGGGGAGGACGGGGAGACCGATTTAGCGGAGATTGACCCGACGCAACAGCAAGGTGTGACCCCAGTTCAAGACCCCAACAACCCTGAGATCGTCATCAAGAAGATTTACAACCTCACAGTTGGCCAGTTTGATCTGATTGTAACGACTGGACCGGGTTATGCGACCAAACGGCAGGAAGCGTTGGAGTCAATGGCTCAATTGCTGCAAGGTAATCCGCAGTTGTGGATGATCGCAGGCGATCTGTTTGTCAAAAACATGGATTGGCCCGGTGCATCGGACATGGCGGAGCGCCTTAAACGCTCAATGGACCCGAAATTGTTGCAAGGGGATGATAAAAGCCCTGAGTTTCAAGCTGCACAGCAACAGATTGAGCAAATGGGTCAACAGATGCAGCAAATGCAACAGATGTTGCAAGGGTTTGGTAAGTCATTGGAGGTCGAAAAGCTTAAGATCCAAGCATATGATGCAGAAACCAAGCGCATTTCTGCCATTGCTGGTGGGTTTGACGAACAACAAGTTAAAGCATTGGCGTTGGAGACCATGAAGGAAGTCTTGCAAATGGGCGATTTGTCGATACAATCGCAAATGCAACAGGGTATGCCTCAAGGACAACCAACTGACCCAAGTCAACAGGGTATGCCTCAAGGACAACCAGCTGATCCAAGTCAACCAATGCCTCAGCAACCAAGTGGCCCAATGGAGGGTAGTCAATGAGCTTTGAAGTTAGTGTTTTTGAAAAACCAGTTAATGGTTATTCTCAAAGCACGAACGGGACGTATAATTTTCCGCAAACAACCCGCGGGTTGTTTGACTGGCCCGGTGGTCAAGGAACGTTTGTTGTTGTTGGAACCATCGGCGCATCAACAACAGTTGCTCTTCAAATGTTAGGACCAGATGGTTCGACTTGGTTTAACGTTGGTGTGGATACGACTAAAACAGCATCGGGAGCTGGCAATTTTGCGTTACCACCTTGCCAACTTAGAGTTCAAATTAACATTGGTGCTCCATCTTCTAATATTCATGCTTCGGTAGGAAGAGTATTATTGTAATGTTTCCTTATAACACATTGATAACAGAAGGTGTAACTGGAGAAATTTGCCAGACACCACAAGGTGCACAAACCTACATCGAATCACTTCCGTATAAACCAGTTATTATAAATTCACATAAACGTGTGCTTGCAAACGCACGACAAGCATCGATGATAACTTTAAGTGAAGGTTGGGAAATACCTTATAACCAAGATAACCGATATTGGGACCCTACAAATTTATCAAGTCTACCCTCGTACGACACTTCTGATGGCGTTAGAATGAGTTCTTGGTATAACCAAGCCAACTTAAATCTTAATTTAAATGGTCTTGCAAACATAACACCCGGTCAAGCTTTAGATTATCCAAGAATTACAGGAACTGGAATTTTTCCTTGTTTTCAAGTTAATAATTTTGAACACAGTAATAATTATGATTTAGATTTTACTTGGATTGCTTTAATGAGATTTTCCCAAGGGGGAGAATCTGTAGATTTTACAAATTGGAGAACTAATAGTTCTAATTTATTAATAGACGGTCGAGTGGGGTACGGCACTGATGATTTTGCTTTAGGATTAGGTTCTTCAAATCTTTGGATTGGTATGGGGAACAATGGGTCTTATGATACTTTTGTATATTTAGGCACAGATGTTGTTAATTCTTTATACGAAGAACCGATGTTAATTATTTTCCGTCGGTCAGCAACATCTGTTACTGGTAGTGGTTATGTAAATTTTAGAATAAATAGACAACAAGATTTAAATGGAGAAGATTTTACTTCTAATAGTTTTTCAAATATTCCATCAATCAAAATGTCATTTACTAATGAAGCAAGTTATATATCAGAATTATATGTTTTTAATGATTATTTAGACGATGATACTGTGTACGGAATTGAAAATTATTTTCAAGCGTTTTATGATTTAAATATTTAAAAACATATTGAAGTGTTTTTAAAAATGTGTTAATTGTCCCTTACCGGTGAGGCTCATCGGGTGAATCCAACGATTCGGGAAGTAAATGAGCACTGAAGATCAAGAATTTCAAGAAGTAGCGACTGAAGAGCAAGAAGCGGGTACGCCTACCGAAGATAAGGCGGAGGAGATCTTACAATTAACCCAACGGCAAGTTGACGAGATCTTAGAGAAACGCCTCAGTCGTGAGCGCAGAAAGTTCGCCCGTGAACGTGAAGAACTGGCAAGGGCACAACAGCAAAATTACTCCCTCGAAGAACCTCAACCAGATCAATTTAAAGACAATCAGTCTTATCTTGAAGCAGTTGTCGAATTTCGAGCTAATCTAAGAGCAGAACAAAAAGTTTTTGCGAAAACTTTACAATCTAAAAAAGACGAAGCCGCAGAGAAATACGAAGATTATTACGAGGTTGTCAATAGGGAAGATCTGAGTTTTACGGCGTCAATGGTTGAAGCAGCTCTTGATTCGCCTATTTTTGCAGATTTGACCTATTACCTTGCAAATAATCCAGATGTTGCTCTTAGAATCTCTAAAATGGCACCGATTAAACAAGCTCGCGAAATGGCGTTGCTTGAGGAAAAGGTGAAAAGAGAACTAAAAAATGAAACTAAATCCGAAAGAGCTAAAGTGACTTCATCCAAAGCACCACCTCCTATCAAACCAGTCAAAGGCGGAGATTCGCGTATTATTGACGTTGATAACCCTGATGATGACGTTTCGATGGAAGATTGGATGCAAGCGTGGAAGAAGAAAGTTGCTTCAAGGCTTTGACGGTTCACCCGCTTTAAGGAGCCATCATGTCGAATACGTTACTTACTAACTCCATTCTGACGAAAAAACCTCTTGCATTGCTGAGCAACAACTATGTGGCTTTGCGTGCGGTTAATCGTCAGTACGATTCACAATTCGCTAACACTGGCGGTAAGATCGGCGATACGGTGAGCGTCCGTCTGCCAGAGCGTGTTCAAACTTCCCGTGGTGCTGCGTTGCAAGTTCGTGACGTTGAGCAACGCTTTGTACCAGTAACCGTAAGTGAACAATACCAAGCGTCGGTCAACTTCGCCAGCGCCGAACTTGCGTTGAAGATGGACGACTTTGAGGAGCGCATTCTTGCCCCTCGTATGGAGCAGCTGGCGTCTGATATGGACGTGCAGGTGTTGAGCAACTACTGGCGTATCCCGACGACCGTAGGGACTCCCGGTACCAGCCCCAACACGACGAACGTGCTGTTGCAGGCAATGGAGCGTTTCCGTCAAGAGGGTTATGGCAACACGCCAAAAATCACTTTGTTGTTGAACCCAAACGCCAACACAACGCTAGTTCCAGCGCTGCAAGGTTTGTTTAACCCCGTCGATAAAATCACCAAACAATTTAACTCGGGTCTGGTTGCTGAAAACATTCTTGGTTTCAAAGAAATCTCGGTAACTGCTTCTCTGCCAAACCATACGAATGGTACTTGGCCGGGCGGTATTACGGTCAGTTCTGCGGTTACGACCGAGGGTACGAACCAGATTACTTTGGCGTTTTCCGGTACCGCAACGTTTAACCGTGGTGACGTATTTACGATTGCTGGTGTAAACTCGGTCAACCCGCTTACTCGTCTAAACACGGGTGTGCTGCGTCAGTTTGCTGTGCAGTCAACGGTGACTGGTACTTCTACCGCTACCGTAACGGTGTTTCCAGAGTTTACTTCAATTGGACAAACTTATTCAACTGTTACTGCTTTGCCCTCTGGTTCAGCGTCGGTTGTTATGCAAGGTTCTTCGGGCCTTACTTACATGCAGTCGTTAGCACTTCATGAGGATGCTTTGTATTTTGTCAGCGTTGACCTTGCTCTCCCGACTAACGTTGAGTTTGCGAAACGTGAAAATTACAAAGGTATTAGCATGCGCGTCGTGAAGAACTACGATATTAACAACGATACTCACCCGCTTCGTTTTGACATCCTTGCGGGTGATGGTGGTCTACGACCTCTCGGTGGCGTTCGTATCTGGGGCGCACAAGCTTAATCTTAACTTACAAAGGATAAAAACATGGCTTACGGCGTATATGGTCAAGGGTTACAGCTTAATGACGGTAATCAAAACACACCTGTCATTTTGACTCAAGGTGTACCAAGAACCGCATTTGGTACTGCAACTCTTACGGTTCCTCAAATTTCTTACCGTATCTTGGTAGGAAACCCAAGCACAACTGCTGCTACCTACACGACACCAACCGCAGCGTCTTTGGACACTTCTTTTCCAAATGCTCAAGTTAATAGTTCTTTTGATGTGTCAATCATTAACATTGGTACTTCAACTGGTACTGTAACTGTTGCTGGTGGATCTGGTGTAACTTTAGTTGGGGATGGGGGAATTACTGCTCCCGGTTCCGCCAGTTTTCGTTTTCGTAAAACTGGTAACGCAGCTTGGTCGGTATATCGTATTGGATAATCAAGACAGTCGGTGGCATAATGTCACCGACTGTTCCAAAGGGGGAAATTATGCACTATTATCTTAAACACCCAATTCACGGCACTAAGACTGCCTCTCTTGTTTCTGAAGTTGAACAAGACATGGAAGTCGGCTGGGAAGAGTTCGATCCTACCGAAGTGGTTGTTCCTGACGAACCCGTCGTGGAAGAGACACCAGTTAAGACCAAGAAAGAAAAACCTTCCTTTATGGAGTGACGTCTAGTGGCAACTGTCCAAGAACTGATCGACGGTGCGATGCGGTTGGCGGGCGTTGTCGCAGACGGTGAAACGATCACGGCTAAAGAAGCACAAGATGCTTTGTCGGCCATGAACCAAATGATCGAAGCATGGGCTTTAGAAGGCATCCTGCTGTACGATCTTGACATCCAAGTATTTACATGGCCAGCAAACACCGATCAGGTGACTGTGGGGCCTACTGGTACGCTTGTAGGTTATAGACCTTTGGAAGTTAGCAAAGCGTCGTTCTTCCGTGACACGACGAAGAGCATTCGATATACCCCCCGCATCGTAGGTGAGAAAGAGTTTTACTCAGTAGCCTACCCGAACGTATCTTCTACGTTCCCCGAGATGATGTATGTTAATTACTCGTATCCAAACGCTGAAATCAGCATTTTTCCAAAACTTACGTTGTCAAAAGAGTTCAATCTTTTCTCCCGTCGTGAATTGACACAACCTGCAAACTTGACGACCGTGTTGTCTTTTCCACAAGGTTATGCACAAGCGTTCAGGTTCAACCTAGCTACGGTTCTTGCGCCTGAGTTTGGTGTACCAGTATCCAACGACATTCTACGGATCGCTGTTGACACAAAGGAAAAAATCCGTCGATTGAATCAATCAAGCAATGAGCTATTAAACCCTATTGGTGGAACGATCCGCTATAACATTTACACGGACAGCTATCAATGAAGACTCCTATTCTCGGCGGGTCGTACGTTGCGGTTAGTACGAATGCTGCGTGCAATCGCATGGTTAATTTGTATCCAGAGCTCAACGCTGAGGGTGGTAAAGAAGCTGGGTTTTTGCGGAAATGCCCGGGTTTAAAACTTCTCGCCACTGTTGGTGATGGACCTATTCGTGGGATGTATGTCTTTAAAGGTTTGATTTTTGTTGTCTCTGGGCTTGAGCTCTACGCCATGGGTAACGATTACATCCCTGTAAAAATCGCAGACGTCACAGGGACATCTACAGTCGTAATGGCAGACAACGGCGGTCAGTTGTTCATAGCGTGTGATCCTGATGCATTTGTTTATGATTTTAGTTTAAATGTAACTTTCAATCTTGGGGTTTACGACGCTGATTTCCAAGGTGCTAGGGCAGTTGGTTATCTTGATGGGTATTTCACATACATCGAACCAAATACTCAAAAGTTATGGGTGACTTCTATCCTAGACGGTACGGAAATTGATCCTCTAGATTTTTCCAGTGTGGAAGGATCTCCCGACAATCTCGTATCATTGTTAATCAACCATCGAGAAGTATGGTTGTTCGGTACGGACAGCGTTGAGGTTTGGTATAACGCGGGTACTGCTGATTTTCCTTTACAGAGAATCCAAGGTGCGTTTATTGAGGTTGGTTGTGCGGCTACCGCATCACCATCTAAGCTCGACGGAAGTATCTTTTGGTTAGGTACAGACCAACGCGGGTCGTATAGTGTTTACCGAAGCAATGGTTACACATCGCAGCGCGTAAGCACTCACGCTGTAGAATGGCAGATTAATAACTACCCTCGTGTTGACGACGCGGTTGCGTTCTCTTATCGCCAAGACGGGCATGAATTTTACTTTTTGTCTTTCCCCACTGCGGACATAACTTGGGTTTACGATGTTATAACTCAGACTTGGCACGAAAGAGGGTATTATGAAACTTCTACGGGTTTGTTTGAGCGTCATCGTGCCAACTCCCATGTGTTTTACGATAATCGAAACATCGTAGGTGATTACGAAAACAACAAAGTATATCAAGTGGATGGTGACACTTACGACGACAATGGGAATCCTATCCGGTGGCTTCGTTCTTGGAGAGCTTTGGCGCCGGGGACAGATGATCTTAAAGGACAACAACATTATGCGTTGCGCATTGATTGTGAGTCTGGTGTAGGTATTAGTTTAGGACAAGGTGTTGATCCTCAAATCATGCTCCGCTGGTCAGACGATGGTGGGCATACTTGGTCAGACGAACGTTGGGCAAGCATGGGTAAAATTGGGGAGCATTATGGTAAAGTTATTTTCCGTCGGTTAGGGCAGACGAAGAAACTTCGTGACCGAGTATATGAAATTTCTGGGACTGATCCTGTAAAAGTGATTATCAATGGCGCATCAATCGAGGGTGTAGCTCTCGCAAATAGGAAGTTTTAATGGTTAATACGTCTATCATTCCAGCTGCAAGGGTTCCGGTATTAGACGATAAAGGGCTAGTAACTCGTGAATGGTATCGTTTTTTCTCAGGTATTTCCTCCCTTACTAGCTCTGGATTTAACGATGTAAGTTTGCTTGATTTACAGGTAGAACCTAAGTCAATAAACGAAGAGTTTTATTCATTTTCTGTAAAAAACACGTCGGATATATCAAATTTGACCGCCATTGTTGATGGACTTTCGGGGTCAACAGGTAATGGTTTATATGAACTAGAACCTAAAGCGGTGAACGAAGATTTTTATTCATTTTCCAACAAAACTTCATTAAGTATAACAACAATTAATAATAATGTAACTGCTCTTACTAACACTGTTAATGGTCTTACTAACTATAACGTTCGTAATTATTTAATTAATGGGGCTTTTGATATTTGGCAACGTGCCACGACAACCACCTACACTGGCGCATCCTCCTCGGTCTATCTGGCCGATCGTTGGATTTTCAACTTTACGTCTGCTGGTGCTGGAAAATATGTTCTACAGAGGTACGATGCAAAGAGTGACCCATCTAGCGGTTATAGTCGGTACGCGATAACCGTAGCACTTACTTCAGCAACAGCTGCCTCTTTCGAGCAACGCATTGAAGATGCACTTACTTTACAAAGTAAGTACGTCATGGCGTCAATTTATTTTGCTGGGGCTTGTACGTTTAATATCGAATTAACACAAAACTTTGGGACAGGTGGTTCTCCGTCTTCACCAGTTGTCCTGACAAGTGCGACGCTTACCTCCCCGTCGTCAGCTTGGGCTAGATATGCGGTTCTTTTTCAACTCGGAACCGTTACCTCAAAAATTTTTGGTACAAACGGTGACAGCTATCTGTCATTTAAGGTTAATATTCTTTCTGGTTTTACTAACACTTATTGGCTAAGCGACTGTCAATTAGAACGCTCATTTGCTGGTGCTACTTCCCCCTCAACATTTTCTCGAAGATTGATCGGGGAAGAATTGCTCTTGTGTCAAAGGTATTATACCGAGGTGTCAGTGACTCCTACGACATTGTCTACTTACGCTTACACGAGCTTACCGACAACAATGCGTGCTGCGCCAACGTTATCCGTTAAAGCTGGTTCTTTGAATGGCGCAACGTTTGGAGGAGCACCGTACGGTTTTTCCTCTATTCGTCAACAAACAGCGTCAGCAGGTGCATCAGATGCGCTTATTTCCTGCGATGCTGAGTTGTAATTTTTATCATTGGAGCTTGTTTGGTTTTATGATAGGGTGAATCATGGCTAATTATGCTCCGTACCCAGTCCTTCGGTTCTACGATGACAACAATAACCCACTCGTAGGTGGTAAATTATACGTCTATTTAGCTGGTACGACTACACCAACTCCTACTTACCAAGATGTAGCTGGGACTACACCTAACAGTAACCCTGTCATATTGGATTCACGGGGTGAGGCATTAGTTTATTTAGCTACTAATATCTCCTATAAGTTTGTTTTAAAAACTTCCGCAGATGTCACAATCAGAACCACTGACAACATTACAGCTATCGCCCAACCGACAGTCGCAGGTAATGCGATGCTTGGCGCTGCTAACGCCGCAGCGCAAAGAACTCTTCTTGGATTAAGCGCGACTGCCCCTTCGGCAGTAGGAAACTCAATGTTGATTGCGGCTACAGCCGCCACTCAACGCACCAACATTGGACTAAGCGCTACTGCCCCGTCGACAGCAGGTAACAACATATTAACTGCTGTCGACGTACCTGCTCAACGTGTACTACTCGGAGTAAACACGCTTACTGGGCGTAATCGGATCATTAATGGTGCGATGGAAGTTTGGCAACGTGGAACTTCGGTTTCTCCGGGTACTGGGTCAAATGGAAGATATACAGCAGACCGCTTTTTTGTTGCCCATGGTGGTGTTTCAGGTATAACAATTTCCCAGTCAGGGACAATAGGTAAATACTATTTGAAAATCCAAAGAAACGCATCAAACACTAGTACCGCATCATTTGATATGCGTCAAGTAATAGAAAGTTTGAATTGCGCTGATTTAGCTGGTAAGCAAGCAACTATAAGTTTTACCGCATACGTTGGTGCAAATTACGCTGGTGGTGACGTTTTTATCCAATACGGATCCTCGGCAGTTACTGACGATGCAGTAACAGGTGGAGGATTGAGTTTTACAACCGCCGCTACCATAACTCCGACAACCACCCCTACGGTTTATACTGCTACTTTTACTGCACCTGCAAACATGGTGACTCTTGCCTTGAGAATTACCAATTCGACATATACTGGGACTGCTGGTGCCGATGATTCTTTTTACATCACGAATGTTCAATTAGAAGAAGGCAACGTAGCAAACGCATTTGAATATCGTCCATTCGGACAAGAGTTACTTCTTTGTTTACGATATTATAAATCGTATAACATGCCTATCAACCCAATTGGTGTATTGCCCACACACTTCATTGCAATTGGGATGGTAACATCTGCAACCACTCTAAGATTTACTGCAAATCTTAGAGTTCCTATGAGAGTAACCCCTGTGCTAGGTGTACCCGGTATTTATACTCTTAATGCTCAAACTTCTACTTACGGGAGCGTTACGTTCAATTCTGGCACAGATACTATAAGTACGTTCAGTTCTCCGTCCGATAATACGGAAACTTGTACTTTTACCATTACTTCGTCTGGTGCAGCTTATACCCCCGGACACATCTTACTTCTTTATTTTAAAGGAGATTCTTCCTTTGCTACATCTTTAACGTTTGATGCGGAGTTGTAACCATGGCAGTAACACCTAAAGTTCTTATTCCATCCAAGATCCTTGAGAACACACAAACGACGCAGTACACGGCAACCAGCGTCACGACAATCATCGACAAGTTTACCGTCACCAATTACAGCGGGTCGACAGTCACTGTGTCAGTGAACCTTGTGACGTTGGCTGACACTGCTGGAAACCAAAACCTTATTGCGAAACTGGTATCTATTGCAGCAGGTGCGACCTATAACTTCCCTGAGATCGTTGGACATACGCTTTCACCGGGAGGTTTTATCTCCGCGATTGCCAACACACCAACAGCTGTTACAATCAGGGCGTCTGGTAGAGAGGTGAGCTGATGGTTGCAATCGAGAAGATCGAGCATTTAGAAGATGAAATAGCTGTTCTTCCTCCGCTTGATCTTGCCGTCTCACATCATTTTGCGGATGGTGTGTATGCTCGCTGTATGTATATTCCCGCTGGGGTAATGAGCACTGGTAAAATACACAAGACCGAGCACCTTATTGCGTGCATCAAGGGTAGTGGAGTCCTAGTTACTCAGAATGGACGTTTTGATTTTGAAGCTGGTACGGTGATAACTGTACCACCAAATACGAAAAAAGCATTTTTTGCCAAAGAAGATTCAATTTTAATGAATGTTCACCATAATCCTGATAACATGCACGAAGTGGATGACCTCGTTCAAACTTTGGTTTACCCAGCTGACTATCGAAGCAACCAATTAACGACGGAGACTGAACAATGAGTTTTGCAGTAACCGCCGCAGTCGCAGTTGGAGCAATCGCTGTTGGGTCAGTTGCTCAATCCGTCATTGGTGCCCAAGCAGCTCGTAACGCCTCTAAAGCACAGCAAAAAGGTGCTCAGCAGGCAATCTACAACGAAGAAGATGCTTTTAAGGATTACCAGACTCGTGCAGATGCCGCTCGTGACCAAAGTACGAACCTGTTCAACCAGTCGCGTGACCAAGGGTTAAACCTTCAACAGAACGCTCTTAACACATCGCAATCCGCTCTTCTCGATGCTCGCAACAACAGCGTCGCCGCTCAACAGAATGCATTAAATGATACCCGAGGGGTACTAAGCAACGTTCGGGATCAGAACATCGCAGCTCAACAGCAAGCATTTAATAACATCCAAGGAAACTTAACCGATACCCGCAACCAAAACAATGCCACACAAGCAAACGTCTACAACACCAACGCCGCTATTCAACAGCCATTTTATCAGACGGGGGTCGATGCCAACGCCAAAATGGCCAGTTATCTTGGGTTGGGTGGTAATTCAGCCGATCCTAACTATGGAAAATTCACGCAAGGGTTTACCAACAACGATTTCCAGCAAGATCCGGGTTATGGTTTTCGTTTTCAAGAAGGATTGAAAGCATTAGAGCGAAGCGCTGCTGCCAAGGGAAACCTACTCGGCGGTGCTCAGGTCAAAGCCAGTCAACGTTACGGACAAGATTTTGCATCAAACGAGTACCAGAATGCTTACAATCGGTTTAACCAAGATCGCCAGTTTACCGCTGGTCAGCTATCAGGTGCAATTAACAACGGTATGAATGCTGGTAATCAAATTGCTGGCTATGGTACAAATTACGCCAACGCTACCAACGCAAATAATCAAAATTATAGTACTGGGATGACCAATGCTAACAACAATTTAGCAAATAGTGTTGGAAGTGCTTATCAAAACTATGGTACTGGTATGACTAACGCTAATCAGAACTATGCAAGTAGCGCTATGAACGCCTATCAGAATTATGGCACTGGTTTGACTAACGCTAACACGAACTACGCAAACAACGCTACGAACCTTTATCGAGACACAGCCAACAATCAATCGAACATGTTGAACACTTATGCTCAGAACTATGGTGGTCAACGTTCCAACAGTGCTTCCAACATTTCAAACATCATCCTTGCTGGAGCAAAAGCAAAAGCTCAGGGTTATATTGGGCAAGGAAATGCATATAATGCTGGAATTGGTAATATCATGGGTGCTGCTGGTCAATTTCTTGGTAGTAGTCAAGGATCAGCTGGTGCTAACAAACTTTTAGGTTAAGAGGGTAATCATGGCTGTCGATGCGAACATCTTAAATAGCGGTCTTGACCAAATCAAATACAATGAAATTCCTGATATTAGTGCTATATCAGGACGTTTTGCAGCTGCTGACCAAGCACGTTCACAGACCGCTCGTAATAACATTTTGGCTCAAGGAGATCAGCTTGAATATAACAACAAAGTGGGTGCTCAAAATGTACTCGCTAATCCAGATCTTCAAGGACAAGATTTAATTAAAGCTGCTGCTCCTTTTGGTGAAACTGGGATGAAGATGGCGAGTGCCAGATTTGGCACTCAGACAGACTTTAGCAAGATGACATCCGAAAATATGGATGCTGCATCTAAAATACTTCCGACTATTGTAAATCAAGCATCTCTTGATAAGGCAATCGAATGGTCAATGAAAACTTTTGGGGAATCACACCTTCCAAAAATATATGACGAAGCTGGTAAACAACAAATACAACAAATGGGGATTGGTCTAGCTAAAATACAAGAGCAAACTCTAGCGTTGATGAAAAATCAGCAAGAGGTTGCGTATAAAAATGCAGATTTGGGTATTAAAGCTCAAAATGCAGACTCACTTGCTAAAAATGCTGAAGCTAATGTAACAAGATCTACTAAAATTGGACCAGCATTAGCAGCTCAAGTGAAACTTGAATCTAATGCTAATGATGAAGTAGAGCAGTTTGCTAAAGCTTACCCAGACCACGTTGCAGAGTTACAGAATTTAAACAACTCAATTTCTGCTTTGGATAAACAACCAAATCAGGGTGGGCCTATCACAGGTGGTCTAGCCGAAGAGCGTGTTAAGCTTCTTAATGCTGTAAGTTCTGTCTATGAGCTAACACCTGAACAAAAACAGACATTAAGTACGACTCAAAATTTACAACAAGCCCTTAAAGATATTGTTAATGTCGCAGCAATAACGACACCAGTTAAGGGAAAGGCGGGTTTAACCGACGCCGATCTTCAGTTTGTCAAAGATGTTAAAGGTGGAGTGTTACCATTAACGGTAGAGAATTTGAAAAAAGTATTAAGAATAGGAGCGAATAGTAAAACCCAGATTGAAAATAACGCCATCATAAAAGCTCGTATGGTCAAACGCGGAGGAAACCTTAGAGGTGCCTATACAGATGAATATGCAAATAAACCACTTAGATCTATGATTTCTTACGATGGACTTACTTTAATATCGCCAGACGGCCGAAAACACACATTTAAAAAACCAGAGCAAGCCAAAGCAGCGTACGAAGATCTTAATAGAGGGTTAGAGCAGGAGGCGAAGGATGGCAGTTACTAAGTTTAATGACCCGAATGTCTTAGCCGCTATTAGTTCTGCTGAGGATGAATTTGATATTCCATCCGGGTTAATGCAGTCGATTGTCGTAAACGGAGAGCGTAGTAACTCGAATCAGGTGTCGCCAGCTGGAGCACGCACCGTATTCCAAGTTATACCTGCTACACGCAATGCATTAAAACAAAAATATGGTGTTGATGCTTACAGTCCTGATCTCAAAGAACAAGCACGAGCAGGTGCTCTTCTTATTAAAGAAGGCCTTGATCGCAACAAACAAGACCCTGCTGCCGCTGTAGCAGAGTATCACGGTGGTACAAACCCCCGTAACCATGGTCCGATAACCAATGCGTACACTGACCGTGTCATGGGCGGTTTCAAAGGTGAACAGATGGCAGCAGCTGACAAACCAAAAGATCTTTTTTCTGACATTATTGCCAAACATGGTGGTAACGGTGCAACGAGCAACACATCAACTCCTGACATTAGCCCTCAGACTCAAGATGAACCTTCTGGTGATAAACCCAAAGATCTTTTTTCTGACATCGTTGCAAAACATGGTGGTACTGGAAGTTCTCAAACAACCACTCCTACGCCTTCCCCATCACAACCTCAAGCCACGCCTGAGCAGAAGCAAGATCCTAGTTTCCTTGAGAACGTAGGAACTGGTCTTTCAAACGTAATACCAAGTGGTGCCAAATTTATAGGTGACACAATTCAGAGTGTGGGTCAAATCATCCAACATCCTGTTGATACCGCAAAGGCAGCGTACGTCGCTGCTGGTAAACTTGGTGATTATGTCGGTATACCAGCTGGCGAGGATGATCCAACCAACTACACAAATTCACCCTTTGTTCAAGATGTGACTGCTGCTGCTAATGACCCAAAGGGTACGATTGAGGCTGCTGGCCGTAGTTTGCGTGATGATCCAGTTAGAACCGTCGCAACAGCTGCTCAGTATTTATCTCCTTTGAAAGGGGTTACTGCTGCTGGGGCACTAGGTGCCACCGCTCGTGGTATTGGTAAAGTGGCAGGTGCCGCTGACCTAGTGACCAATCAAGCTGTCATGTATCCGATTGAAAAGATTGGTAGTGGGGCAGTATCTGCTATCAAAGCAGGCGCAAAGATGGCGTTTGTCCCGGGACAAGGTCGTGGATATATCAACGAACTGGGCGATACTGCTAAGGCAGCTCAGGTATCAAATGCACTGAAATCTGAAGCTCAATCGAACGTCCCCGGTTATCAACGAACTGTAGAGGATATAGCACCAGAGCTGGCACCATTCCAACGTAAAACCATCCCGTCGCAAAAAAGACTTGAGTTTGACCAACGTAACGATACGGCTTTGACCAGTAACGTTGATCGAGGGGTTGAACCATCTCAGGCACTAAAAGACAAACGTTTTGCTGAAACCAATCCGTTATATCAACAGGCTGATAATGCAACCGTTGATGTTTCCAACAAAGATCTTTACATCAATTCTCAGCAATTCCCTGATGTTTACGGTAAGTCAAAAACAGACATAAACAACGGTCGTCGATCTTTAGCAAAAGGACAAGAACCACTTCCGTCTACGTTTGGTGGGACGAAAGAAGCAGATGCTTTGCTGGCGCAGCAAGGTAGCGATCTTGCACAAGCTCAAGCCAAGCTGGATAGAGCAACAGAGCGTTTACAAGCAGGCAACCTGACGCCTGAGCAACGTGCTGTTATCGAAGCTGATGTCAACCTAAACAAAAACGTCGTAGATAAACTGCAAGCTGACATTGACAAACGTCAGCAGGTTTTAGCTAAAAGTCAAACCGCAGACTTAAACCCTGACGAAATCAAACGTCAAGCTGCTATTGCTAAGATCGAGCAAGAACGCAAAAAAGCTGAGGCTCTTGCCGCATCGCAAAAACCAGAACTTACTAACAACAAACTTGCGACTTCTGTTGACGTAAATCAAGCCAAGTCGGCGTTGATCCAAGATCGACTTAGTAAATCAAAAGGTAAGAACCAGCTAACTGACGACTATCTGCGGGCACAACTAGGGGATCTTAGTGCTGATTCAGCAGCTAAGACTGGCGCAATTGCTGACTCGAACACTGCCAATAAACTTGGTGTTCCTGATGCTAAAGCAAAAGTGAATGCTTTAGCATCAGCCGACAAAGCGTCGAAAATCCAAGGGTTTGAAGAGAACAGTGTCGTTAAAGGTACGAATAAAGATCGTCTTGCCTCTCGTATTCAATCTGATACGGATCGACTTGCATTGATGAAGGCACAGATTGCCGAGAAGGAAGCCAAGCTAAACTCTGGTATGTCTGCTGCTGACAAGGCTGCTGCTGATGCCGAGATTGTTGGTAATCAGACCAAAGTGAAGGAACTGCAAGACAAAATCGATCAAACTCTTGGCCTACCTACCCTAGACGATGTAACTAAGATGAAGGGTAACGAGATTGACCAACACATTAAAAATCTTAACACTAAGATATATGGAAGCAAACAGATTGGTGGTGAGGTTGCCCTAGACCGCAGTGGTGGAGAGTTTAAAGCCTTGACCAAACATCTCCGCCGAGTGGAGGCATGGCGGGATAAAGTACTTCCAACTTTTAAACAAGCGGAAGAGATTTTTGCAAAATATTCCAAAGATATTAACCGTTCAGCAGTTATGGAGAAGTTTAAAGAAAAACTTGCACCACTGCTAGATGGTGATTCGGTCAATGCTAGATCTTTTGCAACTGCTCTTGATAACCCAAGCAAAATCATTGATGAGGTGTTAGAAGCTAGCTACAACAACAAAAAGATTTCAGGTGAGCGTCGCTTAGACAGCATTATCACACCAGAAGACAAACAGAGACTCACTGACATTCTTGATGAGTTAAACCGTCGAAATAGAGCAGATAGATACGCTGGAACTAAGGCAAGTTTACCAGAAGGAAAATTACCAGCTGGTAACGTGACCACTACCGCCTCTGATCGCGCTACCGTAGAAGTTGGTAACAAGGCCTTAGCAGCTGTAAAAAATTATTTTACCAGCGAGTATCTCAAGAAGGCTGGGTTTGACTTGCAAGACCCCATCAAGTTCGCCGAACAGCTCGACAAAGCGCTACCAGCCTATCGAGCTGTTAATACAGGCGAAAATGTGTTAAGGGGGACAGGTAAAGTTATTTCA